CAGCCTTGCTTGTACTTACAAGATGGTTGACATCCTCAAGGATCTGGGCGAAATCGAAATGAACGACAGCGGTTACTCACAGCGTTATATGCCGCAGTATCCCATGAATTCTTATGGCATGGGCGGCAATTCCTATCGGAACAACAATACAATGTATCGTGGTAACTCATACCGAAACAGCTACAACGGAATGAACGGCGGTTATAGCAGAAACGGCGATACAATGGACAGACTTCATCAGCTTATGAACGAAGCACAGACCGAGCAGGAGCGTGAAGCAATCCGCAGAGTCATGGAGACAATTTAAAATTATCAACGTGAAATCCGTTTTTAATTTGAAGATAGGGGCATCTCTTAATTGAGATGTCCTTATTTTTTTTGAAAGCATAGCCACGCAAGGCGTTGACAACACACGCAAGGTGTGGTAATATAGACTCAACAAGAGATAAACCTAACACGAAGGAGATACGACATGAAAAAATACATTGCAAAGGTTCATAGAAGAAAATCAGCATTTTCGAATGAATGGCACAGAGAAAAAGATATTGTGATTTTTGCAAGGAATATTGATTCTGCATACAACAAACTCGATAAAATCGGAAGAAAGATGACCAATGATTATTGCCAAGTAGAAGGGCATCTGGAAGAAGTATAAGAAAGGAAAACAGACATGGCAAAGAGAAATAACGTATATACGGTTGAATACCGTATGGATCAGTTTTCAGAAGTCCGACATATTGATGTTCTTGCGGCAAACAAGGCTGAAGCCTATGACAAGGCTGTTTATGAAGAAATCATGGAAAAAGAACCATATTCTCCGTATAGTGCATGGGTGGCAAGTGTCACCTATAACAACGGCAACACGAAGCGGTTCAATACTTTTGAGGGAAATCCGTACTGAAAGGAGAATAACCATGAGACAGCATTACATCAAGGCGGCTAAGAGATTCCTCAAGGAAGGTTACACATCTTCCGATATTGACAAACTGGCAGAAGAGAACTTTATGTTGGAAGAGGACGCAGAAGAAATCCGCGAGATCATGGAAGAGATTGAAGGTGACAAGGATGTATAAATACGGAATGCGGCTGAGAGGTTTTAGCATTGGATGTCAGCCGATGGACGGACTTCTTGAACGTCAGGATGATCCGTCTGGACGCTACTACGACATCTTGGTCTATAACAGAAGATTAACGGATCAGGAAGTAATGGATTATGAATTGGACGAGGTGACAGGCATGAACAAAGAACTGAGAGTGAAGATGGTCAAAGCAATGGAATACGGGGTGGTGAGCAAATGAATACGGTTGAAATCAGATCCATCTTAGGAATCAGCAGGGCAGAGTTTTCCAGACGATATGGTATTCCGGTCAGGACATTAGAAGATTGGGATTACGGAAAGAGAAAACCGCCAGAATGGTTATTGAGGCTACTTGAGCGAGTAGTCCGAGAAGATGCAGAGTCACTTAAATAGTGGCTCTGTTTTATTATGGAAACAAAAAAGGTCAACTTTTAGGTCAACTGTGGTCAACTTTTCTGCTCATATATGAGTATTTCTGCTCATATATGGTGGAAACCACTAATATCTTAGCGCGTGAAAAACCGCGTAAATACAATAAAAATCGGGAAAACCAAGCGTTTTCTTGTCTTCCCGAAACACAGGGCTACAAGGATTCGAATATGGAAAGAAAGTCCAAAATTCCTTGTAAAATCAACACATTTTCAGCGAAAGGTCAACTCAAAGGTCAACTTTTTTGAGAGGACAATCAGATAATTCCGTCTAAATCAACTCTTTCATCACTTCCTTTATCTTGTCGTTTGTTTTGTCTTTTATTGCATGTCGGTATACTCGTTTCATAACATGGTCTGTCTTCCATCCACCAAGTGACATGATCTCTGCATCAGAAAATCCCTTGTCATGCAAATACGACGCAAAGTAGTGCCGCAGGTCATGGAATCGCATATGCGGAAGGTTGTTACGAATCAAGAATTTTCGAAAGGATCCTGTCAATGTTTGTGGAACACACCTGACAACATACCCTTGTTTTTCTATCAGATCCACAACTTCCTGCGTCAACGGAACGAATCTGTCCGATTGAATATTCTTCGGAGTCTTTTCAATTTTCTGTCCCCTGCCCAAATACACCATGTTGCGTTTTACATGAACAATGTTTCCATCAAAGTCTTCCGGATAGTGTAGCGCACAGATTTCTCCACGTCTTAAACCGTGTATACCTAACAGGATCGGAACTTCCAATACGGTTCCCTTAGATAGCTGAATTATTCGTTTGATTTCATCTGTGTCTGGCTCGTACAAATCAGATTGCCGTTTTTCTGGCAATGTTGCTTCTGGAATCTTTACGCCGTTTTGCTTAAATACTGCACTCATAAATCCATAGATATTCCTGACATACTTGGGTGACTTATCATCGCTTACAAGAGCATTTACAAGCCGCTGAACGTGTGTTTTGTCGATATTGTCTATATTCATACCACACACCCATGAAAACTTGTTTCTGAGCAATTCTAACGTGTCCTCGTATGTCTTGATGGTTTGCGGACTAAGCACAGGACGTTTCATTCTGATATACGATTCGGCGCATTTTTCAAATATGTCATACGGCACACATTCACGATGATTGTCCTCGTATTCTGCGGCTATACGTTTCAGAACCTTTTTGTCTGGATGCGTAAATACCTTCCAGTGCCTTTTACCTTCGGAGTCTTTGCCAATATACACTCTGATTCGATAATTACCAGACTTCATTTTTTCAATTTTTGGCACATCTCATCACCACCTTTCTGGTTATATAAAAACAACATAAGTTGACAAAATAATATAACCAGTTATATAATTAATGTATTCATACGAGTATCCTTCTAATAGGATTCACAGCAGAAACAGGGACAGGTGTTTCTCTCAGGACTCATTAACATCTGTCCCAAACAAAATTATTGAGGTTTATTTATGACCAAAGAATCTATAAAACAAAGCGTTGCCAAAGCATTTTCCGATACGGTCGAAGCTAGAAACACAATAAAAAACTCTGTTTTGAATCTTGACAAAAGCAATGATCTATTTGAACCGGAATTCAAACTTGATACGTCAATAGAAGCATTGCGCGATCTTGGTATCAATCTTTCTGATGCTCAATTCCACGATCTAACGATGATAAATGCCATTGGACGCAGTGCTATCCCAAAAGACGATATTGTGACGATTATCCTTTTGGTGTTACGGCTTGTCGGTGTATTACCTGCCGAATCAGAAACGGCATTTCCGATGGAAAAAATCAAATACCTATGAATATGTATCTTGAAGGTGTTTCCCTTTTGACAACGCCTAACAGTTCCAGTTTCTTGATCGCTTCCGAATATTCCATATCGACAGGATGATGAAGTGATCGTGCAACTTCCAAAACATCGAATCGTCTGTCCTTATCAGTGTGTTTAATAATTGCTTCTAGTAATTGTTTTTCATTCATATATGTACCTTTCCTTTTTGAATGACAGGTGTTGGCATATTTTGTTAGCATCTGTCTTTTTTAGTACACAGCTTCGTAATATCGCAGTTCTCGAACATTACTGGTTACAAAATGCGGCAGGTGATAATCACAATCCGCAAACCACGTTTCAAAGTATTTATCTATCATCAACTTGTAATCATCTCTATTAACCTCTCCCAGAAGAGTACCAACGATACAGTTGTCAGAGCCGCCAATTAATTGGAACACGCATTTGTCCATCGTCTTGTTATTTAACCGCGGATGTTCCCTATTAAACCGACAGTAATACTTGAAATAGAAGTATCTGATGATGTATGATACCTCGTTTATCATATCTGAATCGTTTACTTCGTTGCGGTGACATGAAGCTATGATTTGCTTCTGTAAAACATCAGAACTAAAACTCTCGGTTTTCTGCAAAGAAAATCCATTGAATACATTTAATGAATCCTCAGAAGGAGTCTCTGTAGGAGTCTCTGTTAGATCGGGTCGTTCTGCACCGTTCGATCGGGTCATATTGACCTCATCCATCGGGTCATTTTGACCTGATGGCAAATCTACGATTCGTTGTTTTTGATATTCATCAATAACATCCTGTAATTTGTCATAGTCGATAGAATATCGTTTTCGTTGGTCATAACTATGCCCATCATATAGTTTTGCCGACAGGAGAATCCCTCTTTTTTCCAGAGATGTAAATATTCGTTTTACGGTTGATTCGCTCCAAAATGGGAAGTTGCTTTCTCTCCACTGTGGAATGCTGTTGTACGTCCAGTATCTACCATCGCGGTAATGCTGATTCGTTTTTTGGTTAATGTGTAACCAATAATGAATTTGTTGCAATACAATGGCTTCGTTTAAACCGATCATGGTTGCGAGTGTAGGACTTACCACCAACGGCGGTTCATCAAATAAACAATTGCTACTCATGTTTATACCTCTTGTTATGAAAATTAGATTGGCAACATGAGAAAACACCACCTTTCAAAATTCAGATCGAAGTTCCATGACTCGACCGATAATTCGCACCGGAATATCGTCAGTATCCTGTTTCGTAAATACCCTTGGTTCGTATTTCGGATTATTGGACAGGAGCATTATGCCGCCATCGTATTTACGGAGCCGCTTACACACGGCATCGTCACCATTTATCAGTGCAATAATCGTGTCTCCGTTATCCGCATCAGATTGTTTCCTGACGATTACGATGTCACCATTTGAAATACGTGGCTCCATTGAGTCACCTACAATCCTGAGTGCAAATATGTCTCCTGTGGACGAAAGATTTCTGGACACCGTGACATAACCAGAGATATCTTCATATGCGCACACACCATTTCCTGCGGCAACCCTTCCGTAGATCGGCACTTCTACTACATCTGCAACCTCAACAGGTTTTCTCATTGGTACGTCCCTTCCCATAAGCCACGCAGGATCAATGCCAAACTTTTCTGAGATGTCTCCGATTCTGTCTGCTCTCATTTGTCTCTGACCACCCAGATACATGCTGACAGAACTCTTTGGTATTCCGGTCATCTTGCCGAACTCAGTTGCGTTCACTCCAAGATAATCCATCAATTCTTGAAGTCTATTTGCGCTACTCATTTTGCTTTCCTTTCTCTCCCCTGTGTAATGCAATTTTACCATAATGAGTTCACATTTACAATCAGCAAGTGAAAAAAATGTTCACAAAGCGAAAAAAATGTGTTGACAGCAAAACAGCAACGTGATATCATCACTATAGTTCACAAAGCGGAACACAAATCTAAGAAAGGAGATGAGCGAGTTGGCAAAATACGATTTTTCTAAACTCAGGGGACGCGTTAGAGAAAAATTAAAGACGGAAGGCGCATTCGCAAAGGAGATTGGTCGGAGTCAAAACTTTGTTTCTTCCGTATTTAACGGAGAATCTTTCTTTACTCAGACCGATATCGCTAATGCGTGTGACGTATTAGATATCGAAGATAACGACATCGGTATCTATTTTTTTGCGAAAGAAGTTCACGAAGCGGAACAGGAATAAAACACAAGGAGCAAAACAATGAACATGAAACTTGCAGATTTGAAGATTGATCCAGAGTTTGAAAAGACTCTTCCAGAACTTGAAAACAGCGAATATGAGTCTCTGGACAGAAGCATTGCATCCGAAGGTTTTGACGAATCTTATCCGATTGTTATCTGGAAAAATAAAAACATAATCGTGGACGGTCATAATCGATATAAGATTTGCAAGTTTCGTGGAATCGAAGAAGTTCCTGTGATTGAAACAGAATTTGAATCCAGAGAAAAAGTCATCGCATGGATTTACAGAACTCAGTTAGCACGCAGGAACCTATCTGGCGATCAATACAAATACTATGTCGGAAAACGCCTTGAAGCAGAGAAAGCCGCTAGAGGTGGACTAAAAAACACGAACCGCTCCGAAAACGGAACATTCACCACAAAGCCTCAAAATGATGCTTCGTGGAGCGAAGGAGATACGGCAGAGCGTATAGCCAAAGAAATAGGGAAAAGTAGAGCGTATGTCCAAAGATCAGAGCAATTTGCTAAGGGTCTGGATGCGGCAAGCGAGATTGATCCGAACATCAAAAATGATGTTCTATCCGGAAAGGTAAAAGCACCTGCAAACATTGTCAGCAAGATTGCGACAGCCGATAAGGAAGAAAAGGAACAGTTGGTGAATGAAATCAGAAATCCCAAAAAGAAAGAGAAAGGAGTGAACAAGGATGTTGGTGCAACGGTACTAATGGAAGATCAGCAAGGGACAAGGAAATGTTCTAAGTGCGGTCAAATCAAACCAATTTCATTTTTCAGTATCAACCACGGATGCAAAACCTTTGTATGCAAGAAGTGTGATGTTGAAAGAAAAAAAGAAGTAGAGAAAAGCAAGGTCATGCCAGATACATTAAATCCAAATATTCCTGTTGTGATTACAGAAGACGTAACGATTTCTGAATTTGAAAACATTCTGGCAAATACCATTAACAGTTTTGAAATTGCACTTGAAATCAATAAAGAACACATCACAGAAGATGTAAAAAACGCAATCAGCAAACTAGTTGATGAACATATTGAAAAAATGGAGAGGATAAAGAAAGGGTTGTAAAAATGAGACAAGAAGGAAAGGTGTTTCGCTTTGAATTCAAACAGATTGATTCTAGCAAGATCAAAGCCGCCAATTATCAGAGACTTATCAAGACGAGGAAAGTTAAGAAGATTGTTGATAACTTTGATCAAAATCTTGTGAATGTTGTGAAGGTTTCATTTCGCGATGGAGTGTATTGGGACTTTGATGGAGATCATACAGTTGTTTCGTGCAAAGAGCATAACGGTGGCAAGGATCTTGCTATATGGTGCAAGGTCTTCTACGGAATGACATACGAAGATGAAGCATACTACTTCGCAAAGCAGAATGGATATTCATCAATTCCTACAACAAACGAGACATTGCGTGCGAGACATGAAACAGGAAACGATGACCTTGTAATGGCATACGAATTGATCCTTGAATGCGCAGGTTTCGAAATTGATTATACAGACGCTCCATCGCTCGACAAAATTCCGAGATGCCACGCAACTCTGTTCAACTATTTTTCAAAAGACAGAGACTCGTTTATTAATATGATTGATGTAATTCACGATGTTTGGTACGGCGAAAAGGATGCTTTCAACAAAACAATATTGAGTGGATTGTTCAAGTTCATATCAGAGTATCGGAACGTCTCAAATTACAGTTTAAAAACGCTGAAAAGACAGCTTAAAAAGAAAAGTCCTAAACAGATCGTGACGTCATGTAGGCAAACAGCGGACACAGGAGCATACAAGTACGCAAGGGTCATTTTGAAACTGTATAACAACGGACTCAGAAAAGAAAACAAACTTATAGACGCTTTTGCTTTGTAAGGAGAAAAACTATGCGCAGACAGAATTTTTACGTCCGACATTTTAAATGCGAATATTGCGGCAGTTCCAGACCTGCGACAAAACGGTCTGGTAGCAAGACAGCCATAGGTCACGCAAAGCACATGTGGTGTCCGGTCTGTCAGACAGAGACAAAGCATATACAGGTAGAGTGATGAAGGATCAGGACGCAAAACGGAGAGAAATCTTATTCGGAACAAAGAAACATCCTGCCAAGCTAACAGAAATGGCAAAGGACACAAAGATTGCCTATTCAACATTGACAAGGTACAGGAGATATCCAAGCAGTATTCCGTTGGAAAATCTGCGGAAGATCGTCAAATGGAATGGTCTGGATGACAAGGAGATAGGGGGGCTATTTGAATAATGAAACTGTCGAATAAAGACGCAATATTGTTCCTGCTGTCAATTCTTGGAATGTTCTTTTACTTCGGAACAATCCTTGAGACAGGACTCATGGGGCTTATTGGGACAATCGTATTTGTCTGGAGTTGCTACATTCTGGTCAACTTTTGGAACAAATACAGAAAGTGGTTAGATTAAAAATCGGAGCCATCCCTAGCACTAGATGACTCCGCTCAAAAAGGTAGTACAAAATGTCAAGTCTTGTACTTCCTCATCATATCATACGAAAGAGAGGAAATCAAATCTTGAAGATCAAAAAAATCATTCTTACGCAATTCAAAGGTGTAGCGTCTGCTGAATATCAGTTCGACGGAAACACCATCGTATCGGGAGCAAATGGAACTGGCAAAACGACACTTGCCGATGCATGGTTCTGGCTCTTCACTGATAAGGATTACTCGCTGAAAAGCAATCCGGAAGTTCATCCGCTTGACATGGAAGAGTCTGAACCGACCGTTGAGGTCATCTGTGACATTGACGGAAAAGAAGTTTCCCTTCTGAAACGTCAGCTTGACGCAAGAACCAAGAAAGCCAAAGAAAAAGGTGATCCGGTAAAGATCAAAAACACCTTCGAAGCCAATTCGGTTCCGTTGAGTCAGACGGATTTCGAAGCGAAACTGGCAGAGTACGGTGTCGATCTGAAACGATTCCTTCTGGAAACACATCCAGAAATCTTCATGGGATACAAAACAGCGGATTGTCGAAAAATCCTGTTTGGTATGACAACTGATGTCACAGACATGAGCATTGCCAAGGAATCAGGATTTGCTGAGACAGCAGAACTTCTGGAAAGCTACACGGCAGAAGAGATCACCGCAATGCAGAAGCGGATAAAAAAAGAATCCGAAAGCCGCATTGATGCGATTCCGAATGAAATTGTTGGTCTGGAAAAGGCAAAGACGGTTGTCGATGTTTCTGCACTGACAGAACAGGCAACATCATTACAGGCAAAAATTGATTCTGCCGAGTCCGAAATGAAGGAAAATACAATTCCGTCAGCAGATCAGTTAAGCGAACAGGTCATCTTTATTAACCAGAAAATGCGGATGCTCAATGAGAATGCAGACCACGAACGCCGCATGAAATATGAATCGGCACAGAACGCGGTATCCGCAATCGTAACAAAATTACAGAGCCGCCGCAAAGAGCTTACGGAACGTGAATCTGTTGTGGCTGACGAACTTTGCAGGAAACAAAATGCGAAAAAGGAATTCGACCGTCTTGGTGAAGAATTCGGAAAAGTAAAAGCCGAACAGTTTGATGAAACGTCAAACATCTGCAAATACTGCGGACAGCCGTTACCTGCAAACGCGGCAGAAGAGAACAAACAGCGGTTCGCAACGGCAAAGCAGGAGAAGATGGATTCCATCAATCGTGCGGCTCTGGAACAGAGAAACGTCATGCGTGATGCGCAGGACAAAGCCAAGTCTGCCGAAGAAGGAATACCGGAGATCAAATCAGCTATTTCAGAGTTTGAGCATCAGCTTACCGAAGCTGAGACGAATGTAAAAATCTTTGAAACACCAACTGACGCAACGGCATCTTCGGAATACAAGAAATTGGAATCCGAACTCAGTTTGCTCAACCAGAAGATTGTTGATCGGGACATAATGATTTCCGAACGAGCAGAACAGGAAGTCACACTGCGCACCATGAAAACAGAACTGCGCGAAGTGCAGGATCAGCTTGCACTGGCACAGGCTAATGAACGCATCGACAACCAGATCGAAGAACTGCGTATTGAGCAGAAGTCAAAGGCACAAGCAGTTGCTGACGCAGAAAAGATCCTGTATCAGTTGGATCAGATCAATGCGCAGAAGAACACACTTCTGGAAGAACAGGTAAACTCGCATTTCAGTAAGGTCAAATTCAAGTTATTCGAACGGCTGAAAAATGGTGATTTTAAAGATTGTTGCGTTCCGGTCATTGACGAAAAAGTGCTTGGGCAGAGCGCAAACACAGCAAGAGAGATCCTTGCAAAGTTAGACATCATCCAAGGCTTACAGGAATTTTACAAGGCAGACTTGCCAGTGTTCTTGGATGGAGCAGAAGCACTGGATTCCGAAAACAGCAACATCGATGTTCCGTATCAGCTAATCATGCTGAAGGTTACGGATGATAAAGAACTTGTAATTGCATAAATAAAACAAAATTCAAAAAGGAGTACAAATTATGGCAACAACAAAGAAGGAAACAGTAGCAATTCGTCCGATTAAGATAAAAAAGATCCCGATTCGTATTGTTGGGGATTCGCCGCTTATCGTTCACGCTTGGAGCGAAAAAGCGAAGAAGGAAATGCTTGATACTCAGCAGGGCAAGAACAAAACAAAGAAGAAACCTACCAAACTGCCGTTTGATGATTTTGCAAGAGCATTGTACTGGCTGACTCCGATGCCAGAAGAAGAGTGGTATGACGAACAGACAGGCGAGAGCAGAATGATTGTCACGGAAGAACTGTTTGAAAAAGCTATACAGGATGGTGCGAGATTCGGATTTCCTGCAAATAGTTTCAAACTAAGCGCGAACTCTGCGGCATACAGACTTGGATGGGTTAAAAACCAGATGGAACTCAGAGGTTCGTACTTCTTGGGTGCAGAGGATGGCAATGAATTAGTTGAGATTAAAGGATGCACGCCAATGTGCCGCGAAGACATGGTAAAGGTCGGAATGGGTACGGCAGACCTGAGATACAGACCGATTTTTGAGAATTGGTACTGTGACATGGTTCTTGAATACAACGAGTCTGGATCAATGAAACTCAACGATATTCTTTCTTGCCTTAATGCAGGTGGTTACTGCTGTGGTGCAGGTGAGTGGCGTCCGGAAAGAGATGGTTCATTCGGAAGATACCACATCGAAACAGGCAAATAAACTTGGCAGTCTAGGTTTGTCAGGTTGGGGCTTGTCTGGGATCGTCTTGGTATGGCAGTCGGGTCAAGTCATGGTGCTGTGAGGTTTGGCGCGGATTGTCGGGGTTAGGCAGTCAAGGCTAGTTGTGTTGGGTAGTGTCGGGTTACGGTCAGGCAGTTAAGGTTCGTTTCGTTAAGTTTAGTTTAGTTGCGTTTTGGTAAGTTACGGCAGTCTAGGCAAGTTACGGTGTTGTAAGGTCTGTTCTGTTCAGTCAAGGTCTGGAATGGTTTGGCAGTCAAGGCAAGTTGTTGTAAGGCTACGCAAGTTCTGGAAAGTCAAGGAGTGGTCAGGTGCGGTAATGGCGCGAATGTAGGCAGTTAAGGTGGGTCACGTTAGTGCAAGTTAGGTCACGGTAAGGAAGGGCAAGGCAGTCAAGGTTGGTTCTGTTATGTTAGTTTGTGTCGCGGAGAGTTCTGGCAGTTAGGGTTAGTTCGGGTCTTGTGCGTCAAGTTGTGTTTGGTTAGGGTATGTCAGAGTTAGGCAAGCACGCAGTAGTCGAGTAAATCAAAAAGGAGTATAGAATGTCAGCATTTGAATCAAAGAAGTATTCATGGAAATCAGGGTGGACACCAAGTGTGAAGCCTGATGTTGTAGGAAAGGTATTTGAGGAAATCGAAGAACGTGATGGAGAGGTAACATCCAAGTCACTTCTGGACGCATCCAGAGCAGAAGATTCTCCGACACACGGATTGTTTGAGTGGAATGATTCTGTTGCGGCAGAAAAGTTCAGATTATCTCAATCACACAGAATTATCAGCCAGTTGCAGGTCGATGTGATTGTAACGGTAGTTCCGTCAGACAAACCGACAGATGTTGAAATCACGACAGAGAGTGTTATGAAAAGTCCTGCATACGTCAATGTCAATCCGACAGGAAGATTTGGAGTCAAGAACACGACAGGCTCTTTCGTAAATGTCCACAAGGCAATGTCAGATGAGGATATGCGGAAGATCGTTCTGAAAAATGCGCTTGGAGAGTTGAACGTATTCAAGAATAGATATGCGCTTTACAAGGAACTCGCAGGTGTATTCGAAGCAATAAAAGAATTTGAAAGGAGCATTGAGTGATGCCAAACGAAGTAAAGAAAAAAGAATTCACCACTTCGATATCGCAGTGGTCTAACGAAATCACGAATCTCGTTGCCAGAGATTTTGAGACAGTCGGAGTGCAGTTTGACGAATATTCGAAAGAATGTGCGATGTCAGCGATGACAAATATTTATAACTTGGTCAAAGCATCGGACAAGGTAGATATGTCGAAACTGGACACATCAAACCTGCGTGAGATTGTCGGAAGATGCGCATCACTGAAACTGAATGCGAATGCATTGCCATCGGAAGTTTACTTCCAATTACGAAACAAAAAGGTCGGGAATGCATGGATGCAGGAAGTCGAGATGGGAGTCATGGGATCTGGCTATGACGCATTGCTTCGGAACTACGGAGAAGGTATCGCACAGGTCTATCCTGTCTGGTTTGTAAAAGAAGGTGACGAATTCGTATATCCGAAAAGACGAGGACTTGAGATGTCGCCACCAGAATGGGAAGAGAAAGGTCTGAGCCAGAAAGTAGTCAGAGTTGTGTATCCGGTCAAGATGAAGGATGGTACGGTTCAGTATCTTATCTCCGAACGAGAATCCGTAAAGACCAACCTGTTCGCACATGTCAGGAACAACCTGATGAATGAGACTTTCGGGATTGCCAAAAACAGATACGAAGCAACTCCAAAGCAGAAGCAGGAGATCGATGCAAAGAAACATGAGATCTACGATGCACTGCGGAAGTGCGAAACAGTGGACGATATGTTGGCTTGCGAAGAAGCAATTCCGTACATCTCTGCGGCATGGTTGGATTCTCCTGAGTCCATGATTACCAGAAAGATGCAGAACAATGCCATCAGAAAGTTCCCTAAGAACTTGAACACGATGGCAAAGTCATCTCTGATTCACATGGATGAGACATATCAGAATGCACAGGCAGAGATTGAAGAGAAAGCCAACAAACAGGAACTTATCATTGAGAACGATCCGAACATTGTAGACGCAGAAATCTCAGAAGAAAGCGAGGTATTTGAGTAAATGGTATCTAAAGAAATTTTCGTTGGAACTAGGTGGTCGGTCATTGACATGTTTTCGTTTGTACTCATTCCAAAGAAAATCATCAAGTCAGGTGACAGAACAATAGTCTTCTGGAAGGACGATACCAAGACCATTGTCAAACGGTCGGATGATGCGGAAGATGACCTGTATTCAGCTTTTTGCGCGGCTCTTGCCAAGAAGGTTTACGGCAGTAACTCACAGGTCAAGAAGATTCTGCGTATGGCAGAGATTCAGCCGATGTCGGACAGGCTCAGAAAGAAAGAAGCCGAAGAATACAAGCGTCAGTCAGAAGAACGCAAGGCAAGAGAAGAAGCTGAACGTCCGCAGAAGATTCTTGAGCAGTTTGTTAACTTGGATGACCGCACAGCAGACTTTTGTAACAGTGGAATTAGAGTGAAAAGGAGAACTAAATGAACCATCAAGTAATGATTAGCTTTGATGTGGATGACAAGACGATATCAGAAAAGATTGTCGAGTCTGCCGCAAAGCAGGTTGCAGACGAAATCATTAAAGAATGTTTCGAACCGTCAACCGGATATGACTACTACGGAAAAGCCAAGAGAAATATGAGCAACTATGTAAAAAGTGTTGTTGAAGATCTTCTGAACGAAAACAAGGAAGATATCATTCACGAAGCAATTGCGGAAGTGGTTCAAAATCTACACAGAACTAAGCGAGTCAAAGAAGCGTTAGAGGGTGCGTTATGAATCTGATTACGGTCAGAACAGGATCAGATCAAGGAAATTGTTATCTGGTTGAATCAAACGGCAGATACGTTGCTCTTGATTGCGGAGCGAAATGGAAAGATGTCATGGTGGCATGTGGTTTTTCGGTATATGCCATACAGGTAGCATTCCTGAGTCATTTCCATAAAGATCACTCTTCTCATGCGCGTGACTTTATAAGGAATGGAATTCCATTGTTCACCAATAAAGAAACAGCATCAAAGTTTGGTTTTGTGCATAGTGGTGTTGCTCCGGAACCGAACACAAAGAATTTCCTTTACAACGGCAATTGGTTTATTCCTTTTGAAGTTCCGCACACAGATAACGATGGTGATACACCATGCCAGAATTATGCATACATTATCCAGATTGACGGAGAGCGATTTTTGTATATGACGGATTGGATGTTTTGTCCGTTTATTTTGGCAAAATTCAACATCAACCATTTCATCATTGCCATAAATTATTCGGATGAGATATCCGAACGTCATGTACTGAACGGTCACGCTTCACTCAATACTGCCGTGGAATTCTTAAAATCATCAATGACGGAATCGTGCAAGTCAATTTCTATCTGCCATGTCTCAGACAGGAATGCTGATGAAGCATTGATTCTGGAAACTATAAAGCAACTCGCAGGTAGCAAAGTAAATGTCAATATTTGTAAAAAAGGAGAAACCATCGACCTATGAATGTAATTTGTATCTATGGACGAATCGCAACTGACATTGATCTCAGATTCACAAACAACAACATGTCTGTAGCAGAGTTCCGAATTGCCGTAGATAGGCGCGGCAAGGATCGCGGAACTAACTTTTTCAAGGTTGTCGCATTCAGAGAAACAGCCGAAAACATCAGCAAATACTTCCACAAGGGAAGTCGCATCTGCATTGAGGGTGAACTTGACAAGCCTGACAGGTATCAGAACAGGGATGGCAACTACATCTATCCGGAAGTTCAGATTATCGCAAGATCCTTTGACTTCGTAGACACCAGAGCCGAAAGCGGAAACGCAAACGCACAGGCATCTGCACCTGCTCCACAGGCACAGCCACAGGCGGCAAGCACACCTGTATCATCACCAACTGACAACTTCATGGATATTCCAGATGGCATTGCCGACGAAGACATGCCGTTCTCATAAGGGGGCGGCACTATGGCTAAAAAGGGAAATTTCGGAGACAAATACTGCTTTTTTGGCGAATGGTTATACGCATCAGAGGCGGAACGGAAGTACGGCATTGAGAAAGGCACGATCACAACAAGGATAAAAAAACAGGGCATGACTCCGGACGAAGCTGTCACACGTCCAGTTCGCAAACACGCCAAACGCAATTCGTTGTATCCGTTCCGAGGTAGATTGCACACCATTAAATTTGTTGCTCAGAAGTTGAATGTTAGACCGGAAACCGTAAGACGCTATCACATACTTTACGGAATGACGATGGACGAAATCGAGTCAAAGCTATCGTTGCGGTATCTGGAGCCAACCTACAAAGCAAAAGGATGCAAGTTCCCTGATTGCTTCAACTGTGTCCTCAAAGATTGCATGTCGAATTGAAAGGAATGTTATGGGAGTATCACTAAACGAACAGGAAACCGTTATTTGCATTATGCGTGATGAGGATGTCGCACATATCAGTACGTCAGACACAATGATGATGACAAAACTGAATCACAGATGTGAAGACTATCCTGAGTCTTGGAAAAAAGTTGACGAGAATGAATACTACAACTTTTATGAATGCCCAAAGGATTTCGTTTCCTTCCGTGGAAAGAAACGAACAGGTAGGACAAGAACAGAAGAAGAAATTCAGCAGTTCAAAGACAGAATGGCTGAGTACAGAGAACAGAAACGTCAGGAAATCGAAAATTAGGCTGTTTCGTCTTGCTTAACAAAGACACAGAAAATTTCAACCCACTTAGGGTACATCTGACTACCCTATGCATTTTAAGTCTCAAATTTAAACACATTGATAAGGAATAACAAAAATGGAGCATTTGAAGATTAAATACCTCAGAGACGTGGATCCGATTGAGAAAAAAGAGTCTGGCGATTGGATCGATCTCAGGTGCGGCGAGACAACGGAAATGAAGAAGGGTGATTTCAAGATCATTCCGCTTGGAGTAGCGATGCAACTACCGAAAGGCTACGAAGCATTGGTCATTCCGAGAAGCAGTACATTTAAGAACTACGGAATCATCCTTGTCAACAGCGTGGGATTGATTGACGAATCGTACTGCGGCGAAAAGGACGAATGGGGATTCCTTGCATACGCAGTGAGAGATACGGTCATTCCGAAAAATGACAGAATATGCCAGTTCCGTATTCTGTACCACATGCAGGAACTTGACATTGAGACAGTTGACCATCTGGAAGGTGTCAGCAGGGGTGGGTACGGTTCCACAGGAAGGAGTTAAGCATGAACGCAGACCTGATGATTGTGATTTTGTTCGTAACGGTATTCATACTGTTAATGTCCACGATTGCAATGATCGTAAAGGTTTACATGATGGAAGACACAATTGATGAACTGATAAAAGAAAATCATAAACAGAAGCGGCACATAGATGCCTTGCTAAAACTGAAAGCGTGAATTCAATGCCCACAGGATTTTTAGTTTGCAAAGATTGCACAGAAAGACACATGAAGTGCCATGCCACATGCCAGAAGTATCTGGACGCAAAAGAAGACTACTCAAGAGTCAAGGAAGTAAAGCGAAAGGACGTTTGTTCTCCGTTGCATGAGTACAAGGTCGAGAGTATCAGGAAATACGCAAAAAGGAGAGGTCGATGATCATTCTGGAAGACAAAAATCAGAAAAAAGGGAAGCACGAAGCCAAGAACAGGTATTTTACCGAGAGCGGCATCGAAGTGATTCAGCAAAGACTTCCGGTCGGAGACTACGTTCTGATGAACGACAAAATCAAAGATGTGTTTGCCAGAAAAGAAAAGCGCGGCAATCCTGTCAAGATGATGGATTTGCTTGGAACATATGATATCTGCATTGACAGCAAAAATTCGATACAGGAATTGTGCGGAGATATCTGCGGTAAGAGTCACGACAGGTTCCGTGATGAACTCATTCTGGCTCAGAACAATGGAATCAAATTGGTGATCCTTGTTGAATCAGATCCAGAGGTGATTCTCCGTGGAAAGACGATGCAGGTTACAAGTCCTGCCATTAATGAACTGAAAGACCTGCATCAATGGGTTAATCCGAGATTGTTTATCAGGCGCGGCGGCAAACAGCTTTATCCGAAAGCCACCAAGGGAGTCAGCCTTATGAAGGCTTGCTTTACTCTCCAGAAGAAGTACGGATGCGAAATACTTTTTACGGAGTCCAAGAACTCAGGACAGAGAATTGTTGAAATACTCACAGGAAAGGAGAACGCAGATGGAAATACATAAATCGACAGAACTGGAACTTGATATGTTCTTGAAACTTCCAAGAAAAGCACAGTTGTTAATGTTCGAAGAAGTAACACGACCATACGCAGATAATCTTTGGAAATACAGTATCATTGATTTTGACACAAGTGTATGCAAAAGTCCGATAGAGCAAATTCTTTATTTTGCATACGAAATATACCACGCAGACCACAATACATGTGATGTATCACTAGAACCACAACATCCAATCGTGGCAGAAAGTGGAAAAACATATTATCCGGACTTCATTCTATACAACTACAACATTGGCATGTATCTTCCGATCCTTATTGAGTGTGACGGTCACGAATATCACCAAAAGACAAAGGCACAGGTAAAACGCGACAATGAAAGGGATTATGATCTGAAAATGGCAGGTTATGAAGTCCTTCATTTTAGCGGAAGTCAAATTTATAACGATCCAATGAAATGTACGGAAGATATTTACAGGTACGCAAAAGCATACTGCGATAAACATGAGGCAGAGTGGTATGAAACCGATTAAACGAGTAGTTAGCACTTCCTTCTGGGAAGACGAAAAGGTTGTGGACATGTTCTCTCCGGAAGACAAATATTTTTACATTTACCTTCTGACAAATCCGCACACAACACAACTTGGCATCTACAGACTTGTTCCGAAAACAGCCGCATTTGAACTTGGATACTCAAAAGAAGCGGTAAAGGTACTTCTGGACAGGTTTGAAAACAAATACCAGATGATCAAATACTCTGACAGAACAAACGAAATAGCGATTAAAAACTATCTGAGACATTCTATCCTACGTGGCGGTAAACCAGTAATGGATTGTTTGCTCAAGGAAGAAGCAATGGTAGAGGATATATCACTCTTAAAGTATATATATAACAATTTAATAAATACTAATAAATTAAATAATACTGTTAAAGAGTATATATATCATCTAAGAGAAGTAATTAATAATGACAATGACAATGAACGATGTGTGGACGTATCGTTACACGAATCGTATACGAATCGCCAAGTTGGACAGAAATCCAACAAGAAATTCCAACCGCCAACAGCGGAAGATATTCTTGCATACTGTACGGAAAAGGATCTGAGATACGTCAATCCGAATGCATTCATTGATTTTTATGAATCAAAAGGATGGATGGTCGGAAAGAACAAGATGTCAAGTTGGAAAGGCGCGGTGTCCGGATGGAACAGAAGAGCAAAGGAACGCGGAGAAAGACCGTACATCAGGCAGAAAACTGAACAGGCACAGTTTCAACAGCCACAGCAAGAAGAAGAGGATGCATGGAGCGAGTTGTTTGGAGATGACTAAATGGGTTATCCGTATGAATTTAAGCGAGAAGATGCAGAGAGGTTTGCATCATTTGTCGGAATAAAGGCAAGCATAAGTGGCGATGAACTGATATTCAGATATTGTCCATATTGCAATCAAAGAAGCACAGGCAAAGACAAAAACAAGTTTTCAATCAATTTGAAGACAGGTCAATATAACTGTTTCAGATCCAGCTGCAATGCACACGGCAACATGATCACGCTTGCCAGAGACTTCAACTTTGAACTGACAAAGGACTTTGAAAATTACTACAGACCAAAGAAACAGTACAGGACATTCAAGAAACCTGCGGAACCTATTGTTCCGAAAGAACCTGCAATAGCATACCTTGAAAAGCGCGGAATATCCGAAAGCACTGCAAAGCGATATGAGATAACGACAACAAAAGACCGAGACAACGTACTTGTGTTTCCGTTCTATGACGATGCAGAAAATCTCGTATCGATCAAGTATCGCAAGACGGACTTTGACAAAGAAAAGGACAACGCCAAGGAATGGTTCGAAAAAGATTGCAAGCCAATTCTGTTCGGAATGAAACAGTGCAATGCCGAAAACAAAACGCTTGTGCTGACGGAAGGACAGTTGGATTCGCTTGCGGTTGCAGAGTCCGGAATTGAAAATGCCGTATCGGTTCCGACAGGTGCAAATGGTTTTACATGGGTTCCGTTCTGTTGGGATTGGGTGCACAAGTTCAAACGAATTGTAGTTTTTGGAGATCACGAAAAAGGTCACATTACCTTGTTGGATGAAATATCAAAACGGTTTTCGCTTGAAATATTTCACGTCAGAGAAGAAGACTACTTGGATTGCAAGGACGCAAACGAAATTCTTCTGAAACACGGAAAAGAACAAGTCAGAAAATGCGTTGAGAACTCAGTGCGGATCCCGATAAAGGAAATTGTTGACCTTGCGGATGTAGAGGACGTGGATATTTTTAATCTTGAAAAATTACAATCAGGAATCCGAGAACTTGACAGGCTTTTATATGGGGGTATCCCCTTTGGTGGTGTGATTCTCATATCAGGTAAGGCAGGAGAAGGTAAGAGTACACTAGCAAGCCAGATCCTAATCAATGCCAGAGAGCAAGGATATAAATGTTTTGCATACTCAGGGGAGTTGCCAAACTATCTATTCAAGGGATGGATGAGTTTCCAAGTCGCAGGTCGAGGGCATGTGTTTGAATACCAAAATGATTTGTTCGGAGATATCAATTACAACATTTCCGACATAAACAAGCGAATCATATCGGAATGGTACAGAGATTACATGTTCATTTACGACAACAACGTTGTGGATACGCAGGACACAAAAGGTCTAGTCGAAGTCACGGAACGAGTGATTCAACAGTACGGAGTGCGAGTAATACTTCTAGACAACCTGATGACAGCGATGACAATGGACAGGTCAAGAATGTCCGACACATATGAACGGCAGACGGAATTCGTAAACAAGTTACGGCATCTGGCAGTGAAATATAACGTTGTGATACTTCTGGTAGCGCATAAACGCAAGAACAATTTTTCGTCAAACGAGAATGACGAGATTGCAGGAAGTTCCAATATCGCAAACCTAGCCATGCTGACGATTGCATACGAGAAAGACAAGGAACTTCCGGAATCAAAACGTCTGCTAAAAGTATCAAAGAACCGTTTGTTCGGAAAAGTAAATACGGATGGATACATCGTCAGTTACGATGAGAAATCAAAAAGAATCTACGGCAATGGAGATAATCTTGATAAGGAATTCAGTTGTTTCGCGGATGGCGAAGTCAAACAGCAAGACAAGTTCATGGATTTATCGGAATTCGAAGATGCTGACGAACTGATATTTGAGTGAGGCGAACATGACATACAGACAAGTATATGAGATGCGCGACAAGACAGAGGATTTCAGAAATTTTGCTTACAAGAAAAAGCACGAAGCAGACAATGATGATTATGTGACAGAAGTAGCCAGAGATGATCTTTCGGCAATGTTCAATTTTTTGACAGAGATTCGTGATTTTCTTGATGACATTCTGGAAAGAGAGGTACTGCCGTGAACGCACTTGAAATATTAAACAGCTTTGAGAACACAGAACAAATGCTCAACAAAACAAAGATACTGTTAGAAAAAGCAAGAAGGTGCGAAGATGATGGTGTAAAGGAAATTGACTATGTATTTCTGAATGATGTTTACGATCACATGATAGGATATAAAAAGTTACTGTTACACATCTTAGAAATAACAGAGGTATAGACCGATGCAGACAATGAAAGAGCAGACCATGCAGGATATCGGCAAACGGTTTGACAGAGTAACAGAGATGTTGGAAGAGATATTGGCGATGCCGAAGAAGCCACAGCAGTACGATTACGACAGGATCATCTTGGAAGTTGAAGATTATCTCAAAGAGATCGGCTGAGATTTCAATTCTGTGCCGAGTGTACTGTTGTAGGAATCATAAAATTCAAACGAAAACGCATCAAGGGTACATTTATATACCCTAGCAATTTAAAACGCGAAATTTAAGCGTTTCGTGTGTAGTAGAGAAAGGATGGCGATATGGCATCGTACTTGTATGGAAAAATCAGATTTGAAAACTGTCCGTTTTGTGGGCAGGGTGATTTTCGATTTGATGTTGGGACGAACGGAAAAATAACAAAAGCAGATGAACTTGACGATTCAACAAACGCAGAGATCGCGTGCAAGAAGTGCGGCGTTAAGATGCTTGCATGGTCAGAGGGCGAACACTACGAACACGTAGAAGGTGACATGTATCGGAAAATCCCATTTAAAGCCGCGATATGTGTTCTGGCAGATAGGTGGAACAAACGAGTGCCAGCAACAGGTGAATATGAGGTTTAAGGATGAAAGGAGCGATATGAAGCTGAAACCATGTCCGATTTGTGGCAGAGAGCCAACATACTGGCATTGGAATAATGGATTCATGATTGAGTGTCATCAGGAAGACCACAGAATCCAGTGTGAGTCGAAGATATCGATGGACTATGCGGCAGAAGCATGGAACCGCCGTTTATATCTTGGAGACGAATACTACGAAGTTTAAGGATGAAAGGAGCAAAATGAGCGCAATAACACAGGAACAGAGTGCCAGAGTCGGAAAGTTCATGACCGAGTTATGGAAAGACGAAATGAAAGCATTCTACAATCCAGAGGATTCACAGGAATATTGGGATGCGGTTGTAAAGAAAACATCCGAGATCTGCGACAAATATGCGGCAGATGATGTGATTGTACGGAATATGGCTATGTCGTTTGTCTCAGGTCTGGAAAAGGCACAGAGAAATCAGGACATCAAGTCATATGAGTATATGGCAAAGACAGATGATTTTGTAGATGTATTAAATCGAATGTTCAAATGGTTCAAAGATGGAGATGCGATTTTTAAAGATTTACAGAGAGTGTATAAGTCAGCACACAAAGTAAAGTTGGCTGACGGTAGTTTACAAGCGGCAAAGGTATTGGAGAAAGGGTAACGCGAGTCCTCTGTATACAGGGGTTGCAGATGAATCAGAACCGTCTGCATAAAATCCATTGAACGATTGACAGCGATGTGATGGTTCGCCTTGCATAGACATGAACAGACTAATGGTCAGCGGTAATAACTCCCATCACTACAGGTCGGATTTGACGATTGTCCACGCTACAGATATGCGTAGTGTGGTGCGTGAATCAAACACAAGAAAGAACGGTCAGACCGTTTCTAAAGTTTCTGGAAGATAGGTTCAGAGCAAAGATACAATTTGACAAATATTACCTTGCGTATAGCGGCGGTAAAGATAGTCACTTTTTGTATTGGTTTATCAAGGAGTGGATGCACGATACTGAGATAGAAATAGTTGGTGTCAATACATCGTTTGAGATACCAGAAATCAGGGAAAGAATTACGGCAAACAGTGACATTGTATTGTATCCGGTAATAAGCAGGTGGGACATAAAAAATCGTTATGGTATACCGTGTTTCACAAAACAGCAGGACGAATACATTTACCGTTATCAGAATGGCAGCAGAAGTGAAAATACAATGCGTGCTGTTATGGGCGAGAATCCTGTAATGAATCTGAACAAAACAGCCAGAGAGTTATTGTTGAGCGGCAAGTTACACAAGATCAGTAACAAATGTTGCTTATACAACAAAGAGAAACCAATGATGCAATATGCAAAAAGTGTCGGCAAAAAAGCAATAATTGGAGTACGTGGCGATGAATCAAACACAAGAAAGGCAAAGTATGATTCTTGCCTGAGAGCGAATGGAAACTTCACGCCACTATATGACTTCTCAGATTTGCTTATAGATACGATTTACGAAGTGTACAACATTGAGATTCCGTCATGTTACACATACCTTCCGAGAACCGGATGCGCAGGATGCCCATACGGAAGAAATTGCGAGACAGAGTTGAGTTTACTTCCGGAAGCACAACGCAAACAGGCAGTTAAATACTTCAAAGAATCGTATGATGTGAAACACGTTAATTACAACAATTTACAGATGACAATGAGGTTTTAATTATGTGGCAAACAGCCAGAAAGGAATAACACACTCCTGCAATTGCAGGTTGCAAACAGATGAGAGGGATTTGGTTGCGTAAAACTGAATAATCGTGGCTCGATGCATAAGCATCACAGGAGCAAATCATGAAGTTGACCATCGCACAGGTATGTGTAGTGGTCAGTGTGAAAGTAGTTTGGATATCAGCAGGAGTCAGCAGTTTTATTGCAGGATATGTTGTCAGGGATACGGTTGATAAGTGGATCTACATTGACGTAGCGGATCAGCATCCAGACAGCATTCGGTTTATCAGAGATTGCGAAAAGCTGATTGGTACAGAAATAGAATTTTTGAAAAGCGAGAAGTATAAAGACGTAGCAGATGTGATACGCAAGACAAAGATGATTAATAGTCCGTGGGGAGCCGCGTGTACTGGCATGTTAAAGAAAGCTGTCAGGAAGAAATGGGAAAATCAGCATCTTGGCGAACCGCTTACATACGTGTGGGGTATGGATGCAAAAGAGAAAAATCGTGCAGACAGAATCGTTGAGAATTTTCCGGAGTTTGAACACGAATTCCCATTGATCGACAGGAACCTCTCTAAAGAGGATTGCCATGCACTTGCACTTCGTTTGGGATTGAAGCGTCCGATCATGTACGACATGGGATACCAGAACAATAATTGTGTCGGATGCATTAAAGGCGGCATGTGGTACTGGAACCAGATCCGAAGAGATTTTCCAGAAGTATTTAAGCAAAGAGCAGAACTTGAACGTGAAGTTGGGCATAGTTGCATAAACGGAATTTATCTTGATGAATTGGAACCAGACCGAGGACGCAAGACGGACGAAATCAATCAGGATTGCAGTATCATGTGCTATTTGATAGAACACGAAATTTAACACAAAAAGGACAGGATGTGCGCACAAAATCCTAGGAGTCCTGATGTGGTGAAAATGCAATACAAAGAATTTTTAAAAACCAAAGCAATATATACAATGCCCACAGGCTTCGATGTGGACAAGTCAGAACTGAACAACAACATGTTTGATTTTCAGAAAGACCTGTGCAAATGGGCATTAAAGAAAGGCAAATCAGCAATACTTATCGGGTGTGGGTGCGGCAAAACGATTATTCAGCTTGAATGGGCGGCGCAGGTGCATAAACACACCGGCAAATCCGTATTGATCCTTGCACCATTATCAGTTGTCAATCAAACGGCAAAAGAAGCAAAGAAGTTTGGCATTGAGACGGTGCATATATGCAGGTCGCAGGAAGATGTGAGAGACGGTCTAAATATAACGAACTATGAGATGATCGAACATTTTGATGTTTCTGTATTCTCTGGAATTGTGCTAGATGAATCATCCATCTTGAAGTCATTCACTTCAAAGACAACAGGACAGCTTACTCAGTTGTTCGCAAAAACACCTTATAAACTGCTGTGTTCTGCGACAATCGCGCCGAATGACTTTACGGAGATTGGAACAACATGTGAATTTCTTGGAATCATGAGCCGTACAGAAATGTTGGCAACATATTTTATTCATGATGGCGGCAAGACTTCCGACTGGCGGCTAAAGAAATCCGGTCGGAGTAAGTTCTGGGAATGGATGGCAACTTGGGCGGTCTGCTTCAATAATCCAAATGAACTCGGGTATGAGATTGCAGGATATGACCTTCCGGAACTGCATATCAATACCATTCTGACAAAATCAAAAATAAATGATTATGAGATGTTCGTGAAAGTCGCTGAAACATTGCAGGAACGCAGAGAAGCACGCAAGGAATCAATGGAAGATCGAACTAACAAGGCGGCTAGTCTGGCAAATAACTCTGATGATACATGGTTGTGTTGGGTGGACTACAACGATGAATCTGCAATGCTATCGAAGAAATGCCGCGACAGCATAGAGGTAAAAGGTTCCGATGATCCGGAGTATAAGGCACAGGCAAGTATAGATTTTGCGGAACAGAATATTCATTGTCTGGTAAGTAAACCATCTATTTTCGGATTTGGCAGTAACTTTCAATCCTGCCACAACATGATATTTTGCGGACTTTCAGACAGCTATGAAAGATTCTATCAGGCGGTTAGAAGATGTTGGAGATTTGGTCAGGAACGTGAAGTCAACTGTTACATCATTCTGTCAGAGAAAGAAGTCAGCATCTTGCATAACATCGAACGCAAACAGGAACAGATGAACGAGATGCAAAAGGAAATGACAGCACTCATGCGCGAAGTCACATTGTCAGAAATCAAGCATACGACACGGATTGTTGAAGATTATAAGAGATCGGGAAAAATACAGTTACCGTCATGGTTATAAGGTGCAAAATATGCCAAAACAAGAATTTGAGTGTGCGTGGTGCGGTAAAAAAATAATGCGCTATGCAAAGAATCCGAAAGGAAAGGATATCAAAAACCATTTTTGTGATAAGACATGTAAGGGCAAGTGGCAAATGGAACAAAAGCCATTAAACAAGGAGCAACTTGAGGAATTGTATTTGACGCAGAGGAAATCAGCAAACGAAATTGCAAAGATGGTAAACAGAAACAGTAAAAGAGTGTGGGAATGGTTAAAGGAATATGGCATTCCAACAAGACCCAGAGGGAGTGATTATGGTCAATATTTTCAAAAGGGACAAACTGGATATTGGAGCGGAAAAACATTATCGGATGAGGCAAAAGAGAAAATAAGACAAGCCAGAAAAAGAGATGGTCGCGTCCCATATCTTGTTAATGGAGAACACTGGTTGCACGCATATCCAGAAAGGCATCCTGCGTCATGGAAAGGTGGGGTAACACCAGAAAGACAGGAGATATACGCATCAAAAGAATGGAAAAAGGCAGTACAAACAGTATGGAGAAGAGATAACGCTACATGTCGATTATGCAATAAGCGTTTTAAAGCAGGAATGAAAACATTTGAAATTCATCATGTTTACCCATTTGCTGAATATTCGAATATGAGAACAAATCCAGATGCTCTTGCATTGTTGTGTCCAGAATGTCACAAGTTTGTACACAGCAAAAAGAATACAGAAAACAAATTTATGCTAAAGAAAATAATATTCCCAGATTGGTTGAAAGGATATAGTAAGTGTTTAACAAAGAACGAAACGAATATATAACAGACAGATATGCACTTTATAAAGGCGATACTTCAGAGTTGATTAAGAACATTCCAGATAACAGTATTCACTTGTCGGTATTCTCCCCACCATTTGCGAATTTGTACTGTTATTCAAACAGTGACAGAGACTTAGGAAATTCCAGAAATGACGAGGAATTTTTCATGCACTTTGATTATATCGTTGAGGAATTATATAGAATCCTCATGTCCGGTCGCATTATGGCGGTTCACTGTATGAATATTCCCGCAATGAAAGAGCGTGATGGATATATCGGAATTAAAGATTTTCGTGGAGATTTGATTCGTTGTTTTCAGAAACACGGATTTATCTATCATAGCGAAGTGACAATCTGGAAAAATCCGGTAACAGAGATGCAAAGAACAAAGGCTCTCGGATTGCTTCACAAGCAGATCAAGAAGGACAGTTCAAAGAGCCGCATGGGTATGCCTGATTATATCGTGTTTATGCGTAAACAGGGCGATAATCCAGAACCGATAACTCATACAAACGAAAGCTATCCAGTATCACTCTGGCAGAACGTTGCATCACCTGCATGGGAGATCACGCCGCCAGTATGGGACGATATAAACCAGAGCAACACGCTGAATAGAATGTTCTCTGATGAAGAATCAGAAAAGCACATTGCACCATTGCAGTTGGATGTAATTGAACGAATTGTGAATCTCTACTCAAATCCAAACGACATTGTATTCACACCGTTTATGGGTATCGGATCGGAAGTTTATCAATCCGTAAAGATGGGACGCAGAGCAATGGGTATCGAACTCAAAGATGCATACTTTGAACAGGCAGTTAAGAATATGCGGTCACTTGAACAGGAAGAAGCGCAGGTGTCGTTATTTGATTTCTTATAAGGAGTCCAAATGAAAATCAAAATTGAACTTGCTGAAAACGAAAAGCAGAACCCAATACTTTTCGCTAATGCAATCATCGATTTTTACAATCTGTATGCTTTTGACAGACAGAGCAAGTCATATCGTGATATGTGGGACGGATTTGTAACAACGCTTGCTTGTCTGAATGCATTTGCGGAAGTAAATAAACCAGTTAATTGGGGGATAGGTGATGAGTAAACAAAAATCATACACCGAGGTAACGCAAGACCACATCAACAAAGCGGCAGAGCAATTCGGATGGCAAAGTAAAATAACAGAAAACTACATAAATGCTCATTTAGCGGTAAATCTGGCACTCATAACAGATTACCTGATCGAGATTTACGGATCGGAGAGACGCAAGGAGATTGATAAGGAGATGAAATGAGCGAAATCACATGCGCGGCGATTGATTGCGAACACATCGATGATTGGAATTGTTGCACGTTGAAAGAAGTCACGTTCAGCGAACACTACATTCATACAGTTCACGAAGGTCTGAAACATTTCTGGACTTGCAAGATGTATGAGAAATCAGAGGAAACAAAGAGGTTGGAGCGGATGTTCATGGAGTGTATGAGAAAGGACGGTATTAATGTCATTTAAAATTCCGGACGGTCAGGAAGTAAAGGATTTCGGATTTACCGTATATGATGCAGAGACAGGAGATCCCATTAATGGAGATTTTGCTATAACGTTTGGCGGCGAACTACTTTTCTATCGAAAAGGCATGACAAGATATCTTTCCGCAGAAAAGGGTAAGTACATCATCCAGTTCTTTCCGTCAGGACGTTACATGAGGTATTGATGATGGCAAAAAAGATTTACATTGACATCTGCGGTGATGCAAATCGTATTCATGCTTTAGATAAGCTGAAAGAACTCGGGTATACATGGTGGTATGACAACAAGGACTTAACAGAAGATTATGACCTTGTAAAAAACGTAATACTGTGTTTGAACACAGAAGACAAAACCGTAACTTGGAGAGAAGCAATGGTATCTCTACTTCCGAGAGAGGAACTCAACAAACTTGCATATAGGGATTATGTACTTTCTGTGTCCGAGATTATGAGCGTGAATGATCTCTTGAAAGTGGAAGGAGAGTTATGATGGCATTTAGACTTCAAAAAAGACTGGAAGTAAAGGGCTTTGGTTACACGGTTTATCACGCTGACACAGGATGTTTAGCAAAACCGACAGATATTAAACTTTCTAGTGGAAAGACATTGTTTGACGATCTGGATGAATTTATCTTGGACAGCAACGGAAATCTATGTGTATGTCCATACGATGCAGAAGCGTGGCGCACAGGATTCATCGAGGTAAAAAAAGAAGGTAAATACATCATCCTGTTCGCAGACGGACGGTTCATGAGGTATTGAGATGAAAAAAATACCAACACTATTCAAGAGAGTATATGACGGACACAAAATAGTCGGCATCACTCCAGAAGTAACAGAAGGTATGGAGTGGGTACTCAACGGAGATGGAATTGCGACAGTTAAGTGGGATGGGTCTTGTTGCGCAATTATAAACGGAGAGTTGTACAAACGCTACGATGCAAAGAAAGGAAAGAAACCGCCAGAAGGTGCAATTCCATGTTGTGATCCAGATCCAATTACAGGGCATCATCCTCATTGGGTGAAATGTGATAGGAACAATCCTGCTGATAAATGGTTTTTTAATGCTTTGGACAGAACGGATCAAGCGAAAATACAAAATGATAATTACCGCACATATGAAGCTGTCGGAAAACATTTCAATGGTAATCCGTATGGATGGGGTGACGATATTCTTATTCCGCATGGCGATATGGAAATTAACAGGAATTTAACAACGACATTTAACGGAATTAAGAAGTTCCTTGAAGAAAACTACATTGAAGGAATTGTGTTCTGGTTGAATGGCGAACCGATGTGCAAAATCAAGCGAAGCGATTTTGGTTTTGAGTGGGGGAAAGGACAGGTTTGAAATGATAATTATCGGATACCAAGGAATCGGGAAAAGTTTACTCGCAAGGTCAGCAAAAAACACCATTGATCTGGAGTCGGGATGCTTCTGGAACGGAAATTATCGTCCAGATGATTGGTATGTGTATTACTGCAACGTCGCATTGCATCTTTCGGAGCAGGGCAACACGGTATTTACATCATCGCATCAGGTTGTCAGAGATTATTTTGCATCACTTCCGAAAACCGAGTTGATTGCAGTGTGTTATCCGTCATTGGAACTGAAGGACTTTTGGATCGAAAAGCTGAAAGACAGATACGAAAGAACCAATTTGCAGAAGGACTACAAAGCATGGATGAATGCCGTAGACCGATATGATGACAATATCCGAGAACTGATGGCAAGTCCTTTTGACAAGATTGAATTGGACAACATGTTTTATAGCCTGTTGTTTGAAATCTCTGACTATCAGGAAAGGAAGTTCAATGAAGCAGATAAGCCTTTTTGATTTTCAAACGGAGAAAAAATCTCCGAATAAGCAAGCAAAACATGTTGATCCGCCATGTTACACCTGTACTCATGGTCACAGGAGAGGTCGATTTGCAATCTGCCGAATCATAAAAGACGGTGGGTACAGGCACATTGGCGAGAAGGTTGAATGCAAGTCATATGAGAGGTTGGAAGATGACACCAAAGGAAAGAAAAAGCGGTAGAATGATCGCTTACTTCGGATCTGGAGAAGGAACGTGTGCTGATTGTGAAAACCTTGTGGAACATCGCTATAGCAAGCGGTATTACAAATGTGCCGTATACGGAGAAACAAGTAGCGAAGCGTCAGACTGGCGAAAGTCATACCCTGCATGTGCCATGAAAAACAAAGAGTGGAACGGCAATAACATGATGACTGTATTCAACCGTAAAAGAGAAACAGCGAAGGAAGATATTCAGATCGAAGGGCAGGTAAGCATTTTTGATGAGGGCATGTAAAAATTGTTGCCATTATACAGATGAAACTCGCACGCCAACAGGGATAGGAATTGCATACTGTGATACAAAAGAGTCAAGAAGATACAACACGAAAGATGGTTCAATTCGAACTGTTGTATACGAAGATGGAAAGTGTAAATATTGGTCGGAAAGAAACATAGAAGGGCAGGTTAGTTTTTTATGAAAGACACGCAGTATATCGTCAGCAAGTATCAGATTTTGGGAGCGGTTGAAGCGGCGCTTGAAGAAGATATTTCAAATGCAGAAATCGTGGAAGTGCTGATGAAGAAAATCAGAAACAACGTGGAGACGGTTCTGGAAGATGATTGTGACGAGATGACAGAAGATATGTGGGAGATGTTCATGGCATGAAAGACAACTGTGGATGTGGATGTTGTTGCGGATGCCTGATATGGCTCCTGATACCAATTGGACTTATAGCAATGTTGTTTGGGGGATGCTGAGATGGGATTGACGGTTAGAATCAAAGGCTACGAAGGGGCATATGATTGCGGATATATTACGTTTGACAGGTTCAGATACGAACTTGCAAAAGCGAAATTCGGTGAACAGTTCGCAGAAGCATATCACACTTGGCAACACGGCATGTCCCATTACGACAATGAACTGTTAGATAGCCATGACGATGATCCGTTATCGCTGTTTCTGTTTTCGGCAGATTGTGACGGAAGGTTTACACCGAAAGAGTGTGGAGCAATCTATAAATCCATAAAAGACTTGCACATGGACATGATCGGTCACAACTACGGAGACATGAAACAGTACAACATGTTGGAGCGGTGGAAAGATATGTTTCGATATTGTGCCAGACGCAGAGTGAATATGTATTTTACATGAGGTGCTGATATGACATATAGGGGACTATTTGAAAAATGCAGGACATTAGGTGAGGCAAGGCGAATGTATGTAACGCAGATGGATAAGGCAACCGCCGAAATATCGAAATGGGAAATCGAGCGCGAATACAGGAAACGCAGAGAGGAATTACGAAATGGAAAGCGGACATCTTAGAGAAACGATAAAACGAGTCTATAACGTATCTAGCGATCAGGCACAGGGCATGATGGAAGTTCTTGAACTTATGTCCGACAATATGAAAAAGACATACATGAAAGGTGTCAGGGACGGATACAGGAGTTTCATTGACGAGAAGTACACAACATGCGAGAACTGCATTTTCTTTGTGTCTCCGTATCCGAATTCGATTGATGCAGATGGAATCTGCGCAAATTGTGACAGGCTGACAGACAGGGACAGTTTTTGCAGTGATGGAGTAAAAAAGAATGAAAATTGACATTTCTCAGGAAGATTTCGGAACACTTTGCATCTGTGCCATAAGGTACTGTCAGGGTAGACAGACGTATATGCCATCGTTGGTACAGGGCATCTGCCGAGAACATTTGTCGGAGTTATCCGACAGGGACATTGCGGTAATGTTGGATGATTGCAGATTCCAGAAGCAAATGGATTTGTACGGCGATCCGAATATTGACAAACCGAACTGGCTCAGATGGAAAGAGGATCTGGAAAAAGAATATGCGAGAAGAAGAATGGGGTGATGTCAAAGGGTACGAGGGGATATACCAAATCAGCACGTCAGGGCATATCAGGAACCGCACAAGGCTTATGCGGACATTTACCAAGCATGGCAAAAAGGGCAGACGGTTTATAAATCTGACAGATGCGCATGGTAGGAAGAAACAGTACAACGTTGCACAATTGGTTGCGATGACGTTCTTGAATCAGCCTGACGGAACGGTAACGTATCACAAAAACAGTGCTCTTTCCGACAATCGTGTCGGGAACATAATATTTCTGACGCAAAGCGAAGTTGGAAAAATAGAAGGTGGTGGAGCAAGACGAAGAGCCGTTGCAAAAATCGACAGGTTGGGCGAAATCGTAAAGATATATCCAAGCGTGACGCAAGCCGCAAAGGACAATTATTTGTCGGAACAGTGCGTCAGGGACAGGTGCAACGGATGGCAGAACCGTCACGGCAAAATCGTAAAGTTAAAATCATTGTTTGCTCCGGACGGATATGCATATGCATGGGCAGAACCAAAAGACATAGAAAGGACGGTTGAGAAATGCCGAAGTACATTGAACTGATAGACAAGTATCGGATTGAGCAGAATAGTGATGGTGGGTACGATCCACCCGATTATATTTGGACAGATAACACAGGAGAGATTGTCAGATGCGCAAACTGTAAGCATTGGCAAAACATGCACATATGTCGTATGCACAGCAAATACGGAACAATAGAGACAGAGTATGATGATTATTGCAGTTTTGGAGCAAAGAAATGACAGATCAGAAAACGATTATCACATTCAAAAATGATGGCAAAAGAATAAGACTAAAAGCAACCAAGGAAGAGTTTGAAAAGGCTGAAATAGTGTATTTGTATACGTATGACGATTCTGGAACGGAATATATAAAGACGATGTATTCTGGCTCCTGCGTAGAAAAATTCATCAAGCGATCTGCCGTGTTGTGTAAACACTGCAAACACTGCGACATCGACAACGACACAGGATACGCATACTGCACTGCATGGCAAAGAGAAACACAAAGTGATTGGTACTGTAGCAGAGGTAAGGGAAAACAATGGAAAAATATATACTCAGAATAGAAGAAGAGCCTTGTGATTACGAGTGTGGTAAAAAGTATTACAAGTGTACAGATGCTCCGTATTGGTATTTAAGCGAAGACACGCTTAATAGATTGCCAAAATTCAGCGATGAACTTGACATGGAGTACAATCGCGGATATCAGGATGGAGCGCAAAATCCTACGTCAACAGGATATGAACACGGATATGAAGCGGCAATGCATGATAAAGGCAAAGAACAGGATATCGCATATTTTCATGGATATAGTTCTGGCAAATACGACATGTGGAACGCCGTGAAATATCTTTGGGATCATTCAAACCTTGACACTGCTTGGAGTGCCGAAAAAGTATTGGAAACGTATCGGGAATCTGTCAAAAAGCGTCCAGAGCCATACGAAGAATGGACATATGAGGACGGTACGAAATGTGTCGTTATGGACATGATGAATGATTCTGTGTCGGCATTTACAGAGAATGGATGTGTAGAAGCATGTACTGTGGCTGATTTGAAAGAGTTCACCGGACGGACATTTCCGCAAATCGAAGAAGTTCTGAAAGCAATGCAGGAACAGCAGAGGTGAAAAGAAATGACAAGAGAAGAACACAAGACAAAGATAGACGAGATCATCAAAGAAAATCAGACAATAAAAAACATACTAGGTAACCAAAATAATAAGCTGTCTCAGGTGCGTAACTATGTGTCGGCAGATTTCGAAGAAGCGTATCAGCGTGGATTGAATGATGCATGGATGTATGCACGAAAGATTGCTCTTAACGTTGTGTACGAGGTTTCCGACAAGGCACTGCGTGATGCGTTTGATGTAGCTATTTGCTATGACATTTTTATAAAGTACTCTGTGCAGGAAGCAATCAAGAAAATAGATGAATACGAAAAACAGATGGATGTAATAAAGATCGGGGATGAAGTGAGATTAAATTACGATGACACCAGAGCAGTTGTCATGGATATGTCAGATCAAGAAGATGCATGGTGGATCTATACGGAAAATGGTTGCATTGAAGAATGGCATAGTAGCAAATTCCGTAAATCAGGACGAACGTTTCCGCAAATTGCCGAAGTGCTGAAGGCTATGCAGGAGAGGTAACATGAGTGAGTTTTATGAAGCAAAAACATGTCCTCAATGCGGACGGAAAATCTATCCGATATTAAGACCTGCGATATTCAATACTTCCAATACTACAGAGGTTTTTGAGGTTGTTTACAGTGGGTGTATTTGTAAGGATTACAAAATATACAGTGACAAAAAAAATGGATGGACTACAACGATGTAAGGTAGGGGAATCATGACAAACAAAGAAGCATACATTTGGATATTAGACCACTTTGCGCCATGTGATGACGGAACCAAACAGGACGAAGCGTTAGGAGTTGCGCTTAAAGCACTAGAAAAGCAAACGCCAATGAAACCAATACTATTAGATGACGAAGATTTAATATGTCCTGTTTGTGATGCTGATGTTGAGTGGAAACGGTACTGCGAAAATTGCGGTCAGAAAATAGATTGGGGAGAATCATGAAAGCCAAAGAAATACCAAGACCATGCAATACATGTATGCACATGAAAGCATGGAACATGAACATGAGTGGCGATCACGACTTTTCGTGCAGTAAAAAACCGTCATCGAAGTATGGTTGTCTTGAGTGTGACAAATATGTAGAAAAACCAGTAGGCAATACAGAGTTATTAAGGAGAATGATGGATAGTCATGACAGGGGAAAAAGCCATAGCAATTCTAAAGCGAATGCAAGAGCCAGAAGCATGGGAACCGCAGATAAACGAAGCCGCATTTAAAGCACTGGAAATGGCAATCAAGGCATTAGAACTTGAGCAGAGAATACTTGACAATGGATACACTGGAAAAGAAGCTGAGTTCCGTATTGGTGGCAGATTGTTCGGTATAAGGGAGAAAGCACAATGACACCGAAAGAAGCGGTAAACTGGCTGATTAATTTAACAGCCGACATAGGAAAGTCATAACATCGTGATTTGTGGCATTATGAACAGGCGTTAGATGAGATTAAAGAGACGCTAGAAGGTGAGTACATAGATGTTGCCAGAGAACGCTATGAAGATTTATGCGAATATTTCAACAACAATCCGCACACGATAGAACTTATCCTTAACGACAGGAAAGAATTTAAAGCGTGGTTGGAGCGGATGCATTGGCACGTTCTGGAATGTGAAAAACTTGCACGTAAACTTGAAGCACTGGAAGGTAATGGTATGGAACAAGAGAGAAAGTACACATTCGGAAACGATGGGTTTAGTTTAGAAAACGCATATCACGATTGCAAATTGGTTTTCGATGGAATTACAGATGATGATTCGTTCCAAAAAGCCGATACAGGGTTGATATTGTATTTTGCAAACGAGATCATTTATGCATTACACGAAGCACTGAAAGGTAAGGACACAAACGTTTCTAGCATCGACACCATAAGTAGACAGGCGGCGATTGATGCATTGGGAAACGAACCGGAACTGTGGGAAGACCCGTATAGCTTATCTGAAGATTATAGTAAAGGACAAAGAGAGCAGTGGAATAATGATAGAGAGGTATTACTTAATCTGCCATCCGCACAGCCAAATGCCATCCCATTAGAGTGGATTCAAAGGTACGCAGATGATTGGGAAGACATTGGATATGCCTATGAGAATCCAATACTAGGAATGTTGGAAGATTGGAGAAGGGAACAGGATGAGCAAGAAAATAATATATCTTGACGATGCGATTGATGCAATAATTGGTCGCACGAATTGCGAAACAGAACAAGGATTAAGGGCATATGCCGAAGAGCATCACTTGCGGGATGAAATCACATGGACAGGTGGAATTATAGATGCTCTTGATGCAATAGAAGCATTGCCATCCGCACAATTTGAGCCAAACTGCAAAGGCTGTAAACATCCACCTAGATTTTCGCACGAAGAACCATGCTGTACGTGTGCAAACAATTACGAGAATAAATACAAGAGATAAGAGAATTATGGCAGAGTTTATAAGAGTTGAAGAAAAAGTTGTTAATGTCAGTGAGCCAGTTATTTTTGAAAATAATACTGATTCTGATTTTTCTGTTAATACGGCAATCGTTTTTCGCAAGAGTGGATTGTATGATGTTTCTATTGTGGGAAGAAGAACTATAATATCTAAAGTAGCAGAACGTCCGAAGGGTCATTGGATATTTGATTTTGCGCACAACGAAATGACCTGTTCTGAGTGTGGTCGGACATTTACAGGTGGGTTTGATTTGGAAAATGCAGATAACTTTTGCAGACACTGTGGCAGTGACAATAGAGGTGAACAGGATGAGTGAATTGCGTACTAATCTTGATTGGGCGGGATATTTTAAAACTATGGCAGAGAGAATGATGTCGTGTGAATCTGAAGAGCAGATGTATCGTCAAATTAGACGATTCAAAGAAGATGATTTTATGCCAGAATATGGTAGATTAAGCCGAGCAAAGCGAAGAAAGAAAGGATTTAGATGGTGTGAACATGAATGAATTAAAACCATGTCCGTTTTGTGGTGGAGAAGCAGAAGTCATAAGATCAACAAGAAGCATGTGCTATGAGGAATACAGAGTTGGGTGCGGTAAATGCGGAGCAATGGTGAAGAACTTTAGCAATCCATTGTGGAAGGTAAGCTATTTCGATACAGAAGCAGAAGCAATCGAAGCATGGAACAGGAGAGTGAGTGAACAGGATGGGAAGATTAATTGATGAAGATATTGTGATTGATATTGTCAATTTTGAATGCGGAAAATGGACAGGTTTATCAAAGACTATCGAAAAAGAAATTAAGGAATTGCCATCCGCAGACGTTCAGCCTGATACCAAAGAATTGATTGCAAAAATAAAGAACGGCATAAGCGTAACAAATGCGGATGATGTTTATTCGTGCGGTATGAGAAACGGTATGCGGTGGGTCTTGTCTTTGATTGATGGTAAAGAACCGTTATATGAGTCATCCGATAAAATGGACTTTCTCGAATTTTTGTGGAACGTCATTAATCCGAATGAAATGGAAATGTATCTTGCTATGTATAACAGAAAAGGAGTGCTAACAGATGGATAATTATATCAGCAAAGAGTATCTCACGGAACATATCAAGGCGTGTTGGATTAATGGTAGACCTAAACATGCCACAGAATTGCATGAGTTGCTGTCATGGATTGATGAAGTGCCGCCAGAAAACGTTCAGCCTGTTGTGCATTGTAAAGATTGCGTGTATTGGAGTACAAGGTATTGCAACATGCTTCAAGGGACGTTCCAAGAAAACGATTATTGCAGTTACGGAGAGAGGAAAGGAGCAGACGGTGAGGTTAATTGATGCAGACGCATTCGACAAAATGATTGAGGATGCCGAAGTAGAAGCACACCGAATACAGAAATATGTATTTGCTAGTGCGCTGAATACAATCCGTGGAAATCTGCGAGAATTTCCAACAGCCGAGTCCATTGTGTATTGTTCCGAGTGTGCAAATAACTATAGCACTCCGCACAATCCGATGTGCGACTATATGGATGCGCACTTATATCCAAACAGTTTTTGCAGTTACGGCAAGCGGAAAGGAGAAGGCAATGACAAGCTATGAGTACACCAACAAAATACAAGAAATACTAGACGATGCATTAAATAAATTGTCTCCAGAAGCGTTCAGAAAATTATTAGATAATCTGAACATGATGTTGGAAGACTATGAAGATTAAGGAGCATCCAATGATTGAACTGCGAACGATAACTCCCGAAGAATATCGTGCCGACCTGCAAAAGGAAATCCAAGATACATGCCTGATAACAGCGGTCGAAAAGCGGTGCGATGAAATCAACGATATTTGCGGATGTATGAGGTATGTGCCGCACAGGTACGTCCAAGAGTTGATGAATGAAATCATAGACCTGATAAGAATACAAGGTGGAGAAAATTGAAAACGCTATACTTTGAATGGCAAGGCAGGATGATCACCAAAAAGGACATGCAGGAAATGACAGGGTGGTCTAGTTCTACGATTGACAGACGGATACATGACGGATGGACGGTTGACCAAATTCTGAACTATGCGAAAGAGGAAAGAAAAGCAAGAAAATCCAATAACGATAATCCTTGTGCAGACAAAACAATATATGATTGCACGCATTGTAAGCGGAGCAGGTGCATATTTGATGATATTAGGAGAGACAAAAAATGAAGCGCATGACAATATCAATATCACGACACGGCATGAACATCTTTTACAAATGCTACAATGGCGTGCTCCGATACGGCAAGAAATGCCCCGACAGGGACAACGGACACAACTGCATGATATGCAAATACTGCAAAGCTGAAATGGGAGCATATGACGCAACAAGGTTGTTGGAATCATACGGACACAGAAGGGAGTAGGCACTATGTACGACAGGGACATTCAAGAGAACCCATATCTCAACGATACAGGTAAATATGCTGTACAGTTTGCCCGAAATCATCAGATACCGATGGGCGAAATCATGTCGCATCCGATGGTCAGGGCATACGCAGAAGCACAGGCACAGTTGGAACAGGCAGAGAGGTCAGGCTTATGGCAAAAGTAGATCGTGAAGCGATGGCAAGACTTGACGGTATGGACTATGCACTCCGAAGAATCAAGTCAATAGGCATCGAAGAATTTGAAAAGGAACTCAGGAACCGGAACAAGAGCGGTATGTCTCTGCCGCTTGACAACAAACAGATCCAGAAAGAACTGCAAAAGCATCAGGGTGCTGTACTGGAATTTAGCTTGGTACTTGCATTGGCTACTCTGCATGATGAATTCGGATTCGGAGAAAAACGTGCAAAGAAGTTCCGCGACCTGTACATGACAGGTGTGGACTACATCAATCAGGGATACGCTTATCTGGAAGAATATAAACAAGGCATCAAGGAACAGCTTGGTATTGAGGTGAATCTGGTATGACTAATTGTGACGTATGCCCTTATAAAAAATCCTGTTTCGGTCAGGGGAAAATAGATCTGGACGATGAATGCCATTGGGTACTGAAAGACGGTCAGATCTGTATGAAGGATGAGGACGCAGAAAGGTGGTACGCCCTCTTTCGTATCCAGAGAAAATGGTAGTGGGGCATCCTGTGGAACGGAAAACCCCGTAGGGTCTGCTGTGGAATTCTGGGTTGAATTTACCCCATAGGGGCTACTTTAAAAACGTCTTAAAAAACTAGGTGGGGACTATCCTAGAAGAGCGTCAAATTTTGGCGTGAGGGCTACATATACAGGCAAAAATCTTTGACGCTCCCACTCAAAAAGATGGGTGAGGACTCGCGCGGTAACACACAATTTAATTGTACCCAACTTAATTTTTAACTTACTCAAATTAAATTTAACTTAGTCAAATCAATCAAAATGAGGTAATTAAACATGTCAGAGGATAAAATGTTGATCGAAAACAAACTGATGCAGATGGTTGTGGAAGAAACGAACGATGAGGGAAACACTTACTACAGACTTAACTCCGCATTTGACAATGAAAAGATTGCAGGATCGATAGTCGGAGCCGCAAAGATCATCGACAAACTGCGGAAGTTTCAGCCAGACGATGAACTCCGAGAAACAAATCGGAAACTTGGATCGGATCTGCTGAAAGCCGAAGCAAAACTTGTATCGCTGTCTCAGGAAAAAGAGAAATTGATGAAGCAAATCGCAGAAGCCGAAGAGAAGATCGGACGAGAAGCGGAAAAGCAGACGAGACTTGACATCATGAACATGAAAATTGCAAAGTTGGAATCGGAGCGCGAAACTTACAAATACTGTTTCGAATTCTTGTCGGCATGTAAAACTGAATCGTAATCTGGAGACAGGTTGACAGTTGTCATTTGTATCTCCTTTCTTGTGGATGCGCACGTGGTGTATGGATAATGTTCCTGCCATGTGCGTATTCCATTTGACATTACGACATTTCGATTTGATCGTAATGTTGCGTAATGTTGCGTAATGTTGTGTGTGCGCGTATATGTGTCGTGCGCGTGCGCGTCATTATCAGAGAGTGTCGGAAATTTTTTTCCTCGCGCGTATATATGTCATTATCAGAGAGCCGCCGAACCGACCAAAATTTTCTGGTGGATCTGCCGTGAGATTTTCGAAACTGCTATGCCGCCGACATGCCGACCGGATGCCGACGAAGAGCCGCTTGACAGGAAAACTGCACGGTGACATAATCTGTCAGACCACCAGACCACCAGACCACCAGACCACCAGACAGCACGCCGAACCAACACCAGAAGACCAAACAAGGCAAGCCGCAAAGCGTCAGACCGTAAGAGGATCCCAACAGAAAACCAGACAGCACGCCAAACCATGACAGGAACAGCGGCACAACGTCAGACCAACAGCCGCCGACCATCCGAAAACAGGAACAGCGGATAAACCTGCTGACGATCCGACACAAGGCAAGGCAAGAACCGGAAACACCTTTACAGCGTCGGAACAGTATAACCGGAACAGCGTAACATGCCTTGTAAAGCGTCAGAACGCCGCACAAGCCACAAAAAGCCTTTTATGGTACAAGTATAGCCTAAACACCTAAAACGCGAAAATAACAGCCTGTTAACCTAATATGCAAACCTGCACCATATGACCGGAAACAACACGACGCGGCAAGCGGCAAAGGATCCGAAAGACCTGCACAAGCTGACGCAAAAACAGCCATATAAAGCCATAGGAAGCCACACAAGCCAAGGAAATGCCGCAAGCCTATAACAGACAAGGCAATCCACAAAACGCCGTAAAAAACGCCGCTTTTTATATCTGGATATAGTGCGACCGTCAGCAGATCCGGAACAGCACAAAACAGCCTTTAAAACGTCAGGAAACGCCGCAGAACAGCAGGAACGGACGCAAGCCAATAAAAGCCCATGCAAGCCTAAAAACAGCCGCAAAAGCCCTATATTTGATTGACAAGGTACAACGAGACACGACAAAAGGACGCGACCGGAACAGCCGCGCCCAGTGAATTAATTTTCATATATAACTAAATTTTCATCTTTCAGATAATCACGCGCATCATACACAACAAACTCATTGTTATAATGTTCTGGATAAACGCCGTTTTCATTCCAATATTCATCACGCGCTTTTTTCATTGCATCAGCTTTATTTTTAGCCATTGTCACAACTGTAAACGCCGTATTACTTGCAATAATATAAATATTCATTCTATCATACTCCAATCTTAAATCACTGGGGAAATTAATAATACTCTGTTGTTGTGTCAGTGTATACCGGATTGTTAAAAAGCGGATCTTTTCCGGAAATCCAAAACGATACAGTGCAATCAATACAAGTTACAGAATCATCAAAAGTTTCGAAATCCTGCACAAAATCGGAAGCAGTGAAGATCTTTTTTGTTGTGCCGCTTTCGATTGTTTCCGTGTTCCGGTAACCGTCAGCAGTATAATATTTAATGTCTACAGTATAATCAAAAGTCAAAGAATCATATTTCCAGATCTTAATATAATTTCCGTCGAAATGATTTTCAGAATCAGGATCCGGATTGACGGATTCCAGAACATAAAACGCACTAGTGTGCTTTTTGTCGTGCGCTGTCATGCATGACCATTCTTTGTCACCTGTTGAAATTGCCTTGTTTACATCATCAAACTCACGCGCGAAAACATCACCATTGTTAATTGTTTCATCCATCAAAATATATTTTGCCATAACTTAATACCCCCTTTTTTAAATTGTAGTATAACCGCAAAGCACGCGATCGTCCACCATATTTACAAACTGTTTTTTGCCGTCAGACTTGACACAAACAGCCGTCAAATTATTATTGATACGCTTTACGCGCAAGAACCGGATACAGGAAATAAAACCGGATCCGACAATATAACGCGAATCTTTGTATTTTATAATATCACCGTCAAATACCAACAGTTTGTCAATAGGTTTGTATTTTCTCATATCGTCACCACCCTATCAGATAAGATCCTTGTAATTATCACGCAGGAAACGCGCCGCCCGAACAAAGCTATCAAACACCGGAACGTCAAAAAACGGATACAATGCCGCGCTTGTTACATACCACGGTTCATTTTTCAGAATGCAATATTTTGCGTTTACATCCGGTTTTTTCTCCACGAAAAACGCGCCTTTTTTATATTCCAGTCTTCCGAAAATGTTTCTGTTTTTCATAGTTGAACCCCACATTTTCAAATTTCCACATCACAGCAGGAACCAGAGCCAATATACCAAGCACCGATTGTATGTTGAAAATCAGCACAAGAATGCATATTTGCACGCGGCGCGAAAGAAGCAATACGGCACGCGCGAACACTGATAAATTGATAAAGCTGTTTTCCGGTCTTTCGATCATAGACGCATGTTTTATCCGATTCAATATCGAAAAAGTATTTTCTACCGGAAGCAACGGAAAATTCGAAACCGCCCAGATCCCACGAGAACGGATTCAGCGCGAAAAACTGGTTGATTTTTCCGCCGACAATATGTGAAAGTGTATTTGTCGGGATACCACCGGACACTTTACCGAGAGCGGAACATGCCCAAATTTTTGCACATATCGCGCGGCAATCCACTACATAGTTTATCTTTCCATCTTTGAAAAAGAAAAAGTCCTTTTTCATATCACGCAATTTTTTGAACTCCATAGTTTTTTCTCCATTCTTTATAGTGCTAGTTTTACAGGAAAAGCACGTTTCCGGAATTGAACCGGAATGCACGAAGCAGAGCCGCCCACGGACGCGCGAAAGACTCAAATGTCCTCAATTTTTGTAATTTCAAACGGAGTAAACGCGGCAAGATTGCTATTCTGTTTTAGATCCCATATACGCCGCATAGCTTCCGAGCAATTTTGCGCTATTAGACTACATTCCAAATATTCAGATTCTTTTGTAATACGGAATTCTGAATTGTTGTATTTCCACCTGCTAAGTGTAACTTTGATCATGACCGAAACCCCCTATCCCAAAAATTTATTGATTGCGCTTGTGATGTCTTCCGGTTTAAAGTCCTTTTTTGTGATTCCAATTATTCTCAGTTCAGAAATATCACGATCTGACAAAAGCAAATCAATATACGTCTTTACAGCTATAATCTTTGTAAATAATATTTCCTGTTTTTTTGTGCTGTCTTCTTTCCAGACCACACAATAATTGTAATATTTTTTCATGCCCGAAGCCCCCATTTAAAAAACTTGTAAATCAGCTTGCTAAAGTGTACGAAATGAAAACCAGTAACCGCGCCGCCTATAATCCGTATGTTTTCCAGATCGTAAACACGGAACGCCGCAAACAGTATGAACGC